AGGCTCCTCACCGAACCACTGGCGCATCTGCTGCTCTTGCCGGGCCTTCTGCCATCCGCCAGCGCGGAACATCAGCTGCTCAGCCTGGCCCAGAACCACGCGCCCCTGCTTGGCGATACCAGTCGACGCCCACAGCACGCCAATGTTTGCGTCGATCAGGTGAGCATGCTCGGGGTTATGGATGCTTCCGGTGTCGGCGAGGATCTCTCGCTGTATCCACTCCCAAACCTCATGGGTTGGCACCAAGGTCAGGAACGCCGACTCTAACAGGCTGGAAGGCGGAGTTGGTCGATTCACGGGCGTGCACTCAAGGTTGAAATTCTGAGGATTTAGCCCCATGTAGAGCCCTTCTACCCAAAACAGGCACCACTGTTATGAACCATGAAAATGTGCAGAAGCTGATCGTGTCGTATGTTGCGGCGAAGCTGGCCATTGACCAAGAAACCAAAATCTCAGAGCCCAAACTTGAACTCGCAAAAAATGATCAGGAGGAAGCCATACCAGAACTGAATGCAGCGGGCTTCTCAGGCAATGCTAGGATTGGAAATGCAGTCGCCCTTTTCCCGAAAGAATTCCGCCCAATTTTGAGCGGAGGTCCATCGGACTCCCTAATCATGATCAATGCCGATGAGGGAAAGTCTGTTGAAGTTCCTTACGCGAAAGTTCTTGATCGATACTTCTCCCGCTATCAGTAACTTTCCATCGTCACCACTCCTCAAACGCGTCCTATCCGTTCAGCGGCCCTGAACCTGCTGAGTGGTTGACGCGCTATCAGTCAGCCTGAACACGCGGACCTGTCCGCCAGTGTAGATATCCCGCTTCATGGCGGCGCGCACAGCCTCTTCGGCAGTTGCACCCATGTCCATCGCTGCAAGGGCATAGGCCGATCCACTCCCAATCGCGTCAGGATTGGCCGGGTCGAGATCCTGCCGCCAGACGCCAGTCTTGTCGTCATGGCCGACCATCTGCAGCCTTTCGCTATCCACCACGTAGCCCGAGCACTCGACAGGTACCGGCGATGGCGTGCCGAAGTAGGCTGCAATCAGGGCCTTCTCGTCGCAGACGGCACCAGACAGGAAGAAGCTGACCCCATCCACAACGGTGAGCTTTTGGCAGTCATCAGAAACGATTGAGCCGCTACGGGTCTGCCGGGAGTCATAGGCGATCACTCCATCCTTGTAGGCGATGGTGGTCATGGGCGGTCTCAGGCGAACGGATCAGTCGAACGGGCAACGCCCTTGGTCATCCACATACACGCCTGCTGCAAGTTGGTAACAGCCAGAGCCATGGCGCGCTGATCAACCTCAGGGATATCCCGGAGCTGCTTCACCAGTTGAGCCGCATCCGCCTCTAGGGCTTTGATGGAGTTGATGCCATCAATCTCGCTCTGGGTGAGGTCGCGGTAGCCGGTGATCTTCTTGTGCTGGTTGTCCATGGTGGATCCTCTGGTGGTCGCGCCACGAAACGGCGCATCTCGAATTTGTGGCGCGGATCACTCAGCCGGCTTGCAGCGCTCGCAGTCCAAGTGCTGGCAGATCCAGCGTTTGACCCGTGGCCAGTAGGTGAGCATGAACATGTGCCGCATACCCGCCAGTGCCAGCGAAACCATCAGCGTGGCCCAAGCCGTGTTGGCGGTGAAGAACATGCGCTCGGACCGGGCCAGGATGGCGTAGCCGCTGATGGCGATGACGGCGTATAGAACCTTGCCGATCACCCCGTCACGCACCTTTCCACTCAGCACACACCAAGTCGCCCATATGGCGATGAGGCCGGCCGCGATGGCGTTGATGTATTCGAATGTCATGAGCTGGGCCCTCCGAACTTGGACCTGATCACAGACCAGAGATCGGCGGCTTTGATCGCTCGGGTTATGGCAGCAATCAGCGATCCGCCGAAGGTGCCAAGCAGAAAACCTACCCCTGCCACACTGCGCGGCTCAACGATCCCGAAGTAAGCACTGACCATGCCCGTCAGGTAGTGGGCGCAAGCCATGCCGGTGAGCAAGAACAGAATCCAAGCTTTGCGGTCTGTGAGGTCGTCTTTGTGCCAGCGGGTGGCAACCAAGGCCCCCAATAGGCCCGCTATGGTCCAGTCGAGTTTGTCGAGCAGGCGGTGAAAAAAATCCATGCGCTCGACTCCAGGGGCATGCTTAGAATGGGTAGCCTAGGCAGCACTCCCTGCTCAGAGCGAAGAGTGCGGCGGGACCGAAAAGAAAAGGCCCAGCGCGATGGCAAGACCTGGAAGCTTTACTTGTTGAGCTAGAGTCGCACTTTTCTGCTAAGAGCCCCACGCTAGGGTGGGGCCCAAGCATTCAGCAGAGCTTACGCAACAGTGCCATCAGGGTTCAGAAAGTCCCAGCGAATGAGAGCCGGAATGTTGTAGGTCTGGGTGAGCTGCATATAAACCCCAAGCCCGGCAGGAATGATGATGGGCTGAAAGTCCGCCTCACCCTGAGAAATGATAGGCAGATCCCTGGACGAGGTAGTCGTCGGAGCTGTCACGCCAACGCTTACGATGTTATTGGCCCAGGTACGCAGATCGTATAGCACAATGCCGTTAACATTTTCTTCTGGCGTAAACAGCGTGCCAACTTTGGCGGCCATACCGCTGAAGGACAGATTTTTGAAGTGCTTGCCGAGGACTCGTACAGTCATTTTGTCACCTATTGAGTAGAATGATTAATCGCGGAGAATTCCGCTTTCATGTCGCTCGCAGGCGATAGCTCGGGGCTTGCGGCCCTCACATGATTCAGCGCCCCACACCGGGAGCACTTGATCTGGAGCTGAGTGATTCCCGCCGCTCGGGCGAGGAGTCGCTTGCAATTACCACAACGGATGTCTCTAAGCATCTGCAAAGCCTTAAGTTTTTCTGCTAGGCTCCCCCCGCTCGCGCGAGCAGTGAGGGCCTTGGCTGGCTTGCAGGCATGATCTGCGATCTGGCGTCTCCTTTGGGTGTTGCTGCACCCTCTGGAGTCGCCCTCTCTTTTTTCACCGGCACAAATGACAAAGCCCCGACTTGTTCGGGGCTTTTGCTTTTCTCCGGGCACAAAAAAACCGGCGCTTGGGCCGGTTTCTAGATGAGCTTGCCAAAGGCAAAACTCTAACAATGGACAAATAGTGCCATCACGCGTGCGGGAACGCAATAGGCCCTCAAGCGGCCTCCTTCATTTCGTAGATTGCGGCTGCCACCGGCGACAATGCGCGCTTGTCCAGGTCCTCGCAGACCTCGAAGCAAATCTGCACGAATGGCTCCCAGTCCCTGGCCCAAGCGCATGAGGGGAGCGTCACGCCGTACACATCGTCGATCCAGCGCTTGAACCACTCCGGGCTTTCAAACGGGTCCTGCGCCGATGACTGCCCGCCCTGGTGCATGCGGCGGTACCGGAACATCACGCCCTTGGCCACATACTCACAGCGCTCGCGCTTGGCCGCGGTCATACGGCCCGATCTGGCCATTGCCAGCGAGAACACGCACTCCTCGGCCACCTCGCGCTCGTTGTCGCCGCTCTGCGGGGCGTACATGAAGTTGCCGAAGGCGCGTAGACTGCCGGGCAGCTTGAAGATTGCCGCCTGCACACCACCGGCCAACGCCTGGTGCACGGCATGGCTCGCCTTCCGCTGCTTGTCTGTGGTCTGGACCATGGTGCCCAACAGGCCCAGCTGTTCGATGAATGCGCCCTGGCTGTCCCACGCCGTGTAGAGGCAGTCGTGCCACGCTTGGCGTGCGCTGTTCAGTTGCATGGGCCGTTCTCCTTCTTGCGGCGACTTTCGATGCCTTTGGCGCGCACTACGCACCAGGTGGAAGCGATGGTCATGGCCAGCAACAGCGCGCCGGCGGTATCTGCGATAGTCCAGTTCATGCTGCTGCCCTCCTCAGGTCTTTGAGCTTCTGCCTGTACAGGGCCTTGATTGCCTGCAGGTCTTCGATGGTCAGCCGCTGGGGCTTATGAGGCCCTTCGAGCCATTCAACCTGGTCGGCGCCTATGCGCTTCACCAGGCGGATGCGGTACTCGACCGCGTTACCCGACAGGTTCCGGTTGCACTTCACGCACTGGCGATGGACGTTGAGCGGCTCGAACCGCAGCTCCGGGCAGGCACCCACAGACCGGTAATGGCCGGCGTCCCAGCGGCTGCCGGTGATGAGGTCGTGGTCGCTCGGGTTCGAATCGCAGCTGATGCACGGCAGACCGGCGTCGCGCTCGCGGATGTAGGCATTGAACGCCGTCTGCGCCTCGGCCATGTGCTCGCGTCGGGTCTTCAGCTTCTCCCGGCGCTCCTGCATGTCCTGGCGGGCCTGCTTGGTGATGGCCTTGGCCGCGACCTTCTGCAGCTTCGGGTCCTTGGCCATGGCCTTGGCACAGGCGATGCTGCACACCTTCTGCGTGGTCATTGTCGGCTTGAAGAGCTTGCCGCAACCTGGTGCCTTGCACTTCTTCGGCTTGATCTCGGCTACGCGCATGGCTCGACCTCCTTGGCTTTCTGCTGCTCGGGTTCGAAGTCGCCGCGCAGGGGCATCAGGCTCGACTCGGCGTACGCCACGCTGCGGACATCACCAGGTCGGGCGCAGATCCAGCCAAGGGCCAGGGCCGTGTAAGTCAAACCATCAGGCCCCTTGAACGCTTCGCCTGGGGAAAGCTTGTGGAGGAGATCAACCACGGTGCCAGCAGGCACGCCGGGAACCGGGTAAATGGTCAGTGCCAGGTCGCCTACGTTGAACTTACTCATCAGTAGCGCCCCTCCCACAAATCCTTCTGGCTCCAGCGCACCTGGTGCTCCGCGCCGAAAGCCTGAATCCACTCCAGCAGGCTCGCGCACTGCTTCACGCTGAGCTGGCTTGTGCGCTCGTACACGACGTCGAAGCCGTTGCCGTCGACCGCTGGTATGAGTTGAGGCTGCTCGCCGCTCTCACGCAGCCAGGCGGCGGTCAGCAGGCGCTTCCAGATCAGGACGTCCCACTTCTTGCCGGCGTGCTCCACCTGCTTGGCGATATCGCTCAGGCAGGCGTGGAGCTTCTTGTTCTGCTCGCCGCTGCGGTCCTGATCCTTGATCACGATCTTCTTGGGACGAGTGAAGTCCTGGGCCTGGAGCAGGCCAAACAGGCGGTTAGCGTCGGCCATGCTGTGCATCACGAAGTCAGTCATCGTCGTCCTCCACAGCCGTTTCAAGGACCAGTTGCTCAAGGCATACGAAACCGATAGGGGTCAGCTCCCAGCACGGCGGCAGTTCGCAGTAGCCGAACTCGCCGTACTGGCCTGGGAAGTAAGCGCAGTCGAACACATAAGATCCGGCACCCTTCTCGAAGGCCTCCCCATCCGCCATCTGCTTTTCGATCTCCTGCAGGCGCTCCACGGTGATTCGCCCGCTGATCGCTGTGATGAATGTCTCGTCGCCTTCGCCCATGTGCAGCACTTCAACGATCAGGTCTTTCCTGAAAATGTCCATGGTCATTCGTTCACCTCACAACGCGCAGCGCAGCTCTCGCCCTGGGCGTCACAGCAGACCTGGCAGCCGGATAGGGCCAGCAGCAGGATTACGGTCATGGCGGTCTTCACAGCCCCTCCCCGGCCGGCTGCCCGGCGCGCTTGATGTTCAACTTGGCCAGCAGGTGTGCACGGCACACGGCAGCGCTGGTTGGGATTTGCTGGATCTCCAGCAGGCGTACCTGCTTCTGGGCGGCGTACTCGTCGGCCAACTGGGCGGCGCTCTTCTGGCTGTCGTGGCCGATGCCGGTGGCGATGTCGCCCAGTGGCTCGCCGGCCACCAGCATGCGGATGGTGATGTCGTAGGCCCGGGCGAATACCTTCTCGGCTCGCTCCACCTCCATCGACCCCAGGTTCTGCGCCTCGCACTGCAGGGCCGCGTGGCGCACCGCTGCGTGCGTCCAGTGGCGTGCACCTGCCCTGCTGGGGTGGAAGTTCTCCAGCGCTTCTGCCAGAGCCCGCGCAAGCGGCGGAATGCCCATCTCTTCCGGGGTCGGCTGGCACAGCTTGATGAACTTGCCGCTGCTCGGGGCGAAGTCGGTACCCAGCACCCGGCA